CGGTTTTTGATATTTGTTATAATTTTACAAATATAGTTTTGTACTACTCTAGGTGCTTTGCACCTCTTTCAGTTCATCTTTGATGAACTATTGTTTATATACTTTGTATGTAAACTAAAATTAATTATACATTGCGCGTTGTGTATATACTATTTTTATTCCAACTTCAAGGATATTATCTTTGATATATCCTTCCGAAATTTCGCGCGTTGTAGTTTAGATTGTTAATATAGGATTTAACCCTTATATTCTTATGATCGATGATAACTACGGCTTCATCTAACGCCATCATTGGCCCATATATGAATTGACAATTCATATATGTGTAAGTTTGTCTGCTTTTATAAGCTTTTGTATGTTGAAGACATAGGGGATTCTTCATACTGTGGAAAAAATTTTTCCTGACTTTCGTCGCCCCCACTGATACTCATACTATTGTGGGATAATGGAAAGTTCTCTTTTTATTACTACGCCCCTAAACCCCCCAATCGATTCTCCATTCTGATTTAATGAAATGGACTTGCATCTAAGCTGTCTGATGTATAGTATTTACCCCCAGCCTTAATAAATAAAACCTACCGATGTATACATCGTTATGTATATGTATTCGGCATTTAACTCAACCTCACTCTGGTACGCTGGAGTCTTGCGAGAGATATATGCCCTGTTTATAATACATTTACGTGTATTCATTGGGAATACGTATAATGGCCCTACACAATATAGATAAATAGATTAATTTCTTATTAAAATATTGCCTAATCATCCTGACGGGATAACCAGAATTTTAAATTTTGGTATATTATTGTAGCTAGCCCACTTTAAAAACCACTACGTGGTTTTTAAAGTAATACGTCGGGTTTCTATTTAAATAAATTTATTATTTAATAGAAATGTCGACTTTTACTTTAGAAACTATCACCCGTTTGTACACTATCTTTGAATTTGAAACTCATTATTTGTTTTTCGTACCATATGTTTTATTTTTATTTTGTTTATTGTTATCCTTCCTTTATGTTTCCAATAGTAAATATGTGTTTTTAGAAGACCGAAGTGTTTTTTGTAACGTTATTTTATTATTACCTGAAATAGGATACAATTACTTTTTCTTACCTTCAAAATTTATATTCGATTACTATGCTATTTATTTTAGTTACATTCTTTTCATGTTTTGTAAAGACCTTACTTCCAAAGACACCCTCGACTTAATAGCCTGTGGATGTCTATATTTGCTAGTGTGTCTCTTGATCATTATGTCGAATAGAATGCCTAATAAAGTTAGTTTCATCATAGATAACCTTTCTCAACAGAATTGGTTATATATGTTAGACCCAACCATAAAATTGATTTATTGTTCACGTACTAGGAAATTTGATCCTTTAAAAAGGAAAAATTTTCATGTACATGATGGTAATTATGCTGTTAACGTTTTGACTTTACATAATTATTGGAGTGATGATAAAGCTCTAGTTAGTTTTCATGGATATACTTGTTGTGATGACCAGTATTATCCATTTCCCGTTTATTGTGATAAACAAACTTTTCTATTGTATGTACAAGTATTTAAAAGCACTTATACTGGCAAAATTAGAGATGTTTTACATCGTGGAATTTTTGATTACGAAGCTAGACTTATATTATCTCCTTTATTTAATAGTCAATTTACTAGAAGACATGAACATTTAATTTCAGGTTCTACCTTGTTATTAAATATTTATTTGTATTCTAGTACTATGTATTATGTTCAATTTTTACCTCTCTTATTTTTAAATAGTCTAATGCACTTTGATACATTGTTGTGCGTTTCTGTGGAAGAAATGTTCTCACAAGTTTATGGCCCTTGGGTCATTATATTTGTTGAAACGACTATACGACTAGCAAATGGTCGTATAAATTTGTTACCCATCGTTTTACATTTGATATTGATGTATTTACCCCTACCTATTAGGTGTATTTTACATTATGTCTATAACAAATCCACCAATTATATGAGTTTTAATCCTATTAAAGGAAATATTGATTTAACCGATTTAGACCCAAATACTATTGCCAACGTTGAAATGTGTGGTAAGATATTTGATGTTATCAGAAAGATCTTATTAAAAGATATCTTAGGTTTGGTTACCTCAATGTTATCTAATTTTGGTTATATTTATGACACTCTATTTAAAGTAACTTCTTCTACTCCAGAGGAGGTACTTAGAGAATTTGTTTCGTATATGCAACCCGATTCTTTAGCGTATTGTGATGATAGCCCTCGAAATAAATTTACTTGGTTATTTGAATGGGTGCCTAAAAGCGTCTCTTCATCGCCAACTTTTTCTAAATTAATTTCATTTGCAGTGTTAATGTTTACTTATAATATAGTACCTAATATGGATATTATTTATAATTTTAGAGATTATATCACGTGGGATAGTTTCTTAATAGGTGGTGATATTATCACTACTTCGTTAGGAGCTATTAAAGCTACATATGAAGGTATGCAACGAGCAATTCAACAAAGAGATTTCAAAGCTTTCTTTCATTTACCCGAAGCTATTTCTTTTAAGAGAGATTACTATAGATTAGTAGTGGCACCTCATAGTGACACTAAAACTCTTGAGGATATCACTTCTGAGATTGCTGAAGCTAGATGCTTGATTGCTTGTCGGGAATACAAGAAGAATACGGTAGAAATGGAGAAAATGATTAAAGATTTACACCAATTTATAGTTGACAAGACGACTTTATTGGAAACTGCTGATGTTAGAACTCCACCCTTTTGGGTAATGTTGAGAGGAGAACCAGGAGTTGGGAAAACCCAGCTTGTGGAATCTATGATTAATAGAGTAGCTAAGATTGATGGTATTCCCAGGTATCGTCAAGATGTAATTAATGTAAATGTAAATCTTAAACATCCAGCCGAAGGTAATATTAATACCAAAGCTGGTTATTTTGTATATAACGATATTAGAGATGACTATACTGACACTCTTAGGAATGATAAACAATGTTTTGCTGTATCAATGCAACAAGTCATTGATACTAATCCTTTGAGCTTACCCTCAGCTACATTAGCTGGGAAGAAAAATGAATATAAACCTCGAGTAGTTTTTGTCAATTGTAATAGTCAAACTATACATTGTGCAACTGCTACCGAAAAATTAGAAAGACGAGCCGATAGTGGATTCTTCGCAGAACCAATTATCGTAGATGAATCAGGTACGACTTTACCTCACAAGAAGTTTAAGTCTATGCCTAATTATAAAAGAAATTCATCAACTAGATTTAGAATGATAACTCCTGCATTTAAAGATAATTATATTTTTATGCCTGTTAATGGTTTAATTCTTAATCAAGTTGATGGATTATCTGAATTTGAAAGAAGGTATGAAGCTCACAAAGCTTATCATGCTGAGAAGAGAAGAATGTTTGATCAAGATTTATGTAAGTGTGGTTTGCCCGAAGTTTACCATGTTTATTGTAAAGATAAAAACAGTCGTGCGAAGTCAGAACTTGAGGGTTTTGACCCGGAAACTCAAAGGTGTTACCTTGATGATGAACGTAGTTACCACTATTTGCATCCAGAATGTGAACCTCTTTCAGATTACTCCTATTTTAATGTTTATTGTAGACCCAATCCTTTAACTGCGTCTATAAATGTAATTTATTCTGTATATATTTTATTTGCCTCTTTGTTAGAAATTTCATGTGCTTTAGCTATTTTATTAACTTGTCTGTTTATATTGTTTGCTGCTGTAAATCCTAGATTTAGAAATTTCTTAAGAAGGAACTTTGATGATTATTTAAATAAGAAAGCCAACATTGTTAGAGAAGAAACCCTTAGGTGGACTCTAATGAATCCTTACACGTATAAAGCTATCAATCTTGTGTTTGCTGACGACCATGAATTTCTAGATTTAGCGAGAGCTAAGAAAACCATGTTTGTTGTTAAAGAAAAACTTGAGAAATATAAATATATGTTAGGAGGTTCATTAGTAGCAATTGTATCTTATTATGCTATGACTTATAAAGAATTGAACCTTAGTGCTAATATAGACGAAGTTAAGAAATTAGACCCAAAATCATTTACTATATTTCCTCCATCAGTGGAACTTAGTTTTCCTAATCACGAGATTCGCGGTTGGGGAGCTGGTAAAACTTTTAAGGCTAGCGAAATGATGACTGGAGGAGTTTCTCCTACCGATTTAGCGAAGAAAATTATGAATAATTCTATTGAAGGTATTTTTACTGTAATGGGAAAAGGTACATTCTTTGGTAGAATATTTGTAATTAATTCACAAATAATGTCTATAAACAAACACTTTATTTATCCCCAATTAGCACCAACTTTTGAAATTCAAATTGAAGGTTATGATTACCATTTTAATTATAAAGAGATTACCATTACCGAAGAAACTGAAACAATTATATTACAACATGCGTTACATAGGAATTTTGATTCTTTATTGAAATTTATTCCTGATACTATTAGATGTTCTGTAGATGTTGTTATTCCTTGGCAATCTAATACTCCTAAAAGCGTAGTAAACTATCGACCTCCACAAATGGTTAACAATTATTATATTTGGCCTTCATTCGTAGGTCCAATAGATGTTAAGAAAGGAGACTGTAGTTATCCAGTAATAGGAGTAATAAATGGTACAAGCTTTATTTTAGGAACAGTAAGTTATATTGAAGATTCTATGTTTGGTAGATCTCTAGGTGGAATAGCTCCATTAAATAGAGATATCATTGAAAAGAGTACCCCTAACATTACTACATTAATTGGTAACATAGTTTTAACTTGTTTACCTTTTAATATTTCTGATTTAAAACCTTTAGCTGAAAATGCTGCGGTTAGGAATGTTGATTCTAACTTCTTAATAGGTTTAAAAACAACAACTGAAGCTACCAGAACTTTTAAATCTCAATTTAGAAAAACAAGAATCCATGATAAAGTAATCCCATTTTTAAATAAAGAGTACTCCATTCCCAAAAACACCAAAATTGTGCAAGATGGTCAATATGCTGATGCAATGACTCACACTTTTAAATATATTAATCAACCTTCAAATATTACTTTTTATGAAGCTAATAGTTGCGTTGATAAGATGTTGCATGATTGGTTGGATGATGATTTATTAACAAAAATTAACGTTTCACCTTTAGATATGGAAAAAACAATTTATGGAGATTCTCGTTCTGGTTTACGCTCTATGGATTTAGATACTTCTATAGGAGCTTTCTTACGACCACTAGTTGGTGGTTCGAAGAAAAGAGATGCCTTAGATATAAACATAGATGGTGAAATTTTTATTAAGGAAGACGTGATTAAAGCTATAGAAGAAAGGATGTCTATCATTGATAATGGAGATGTTCCTATCCTTTTTGCTGATATGACTGTGAAAGATCAAGTTTATGAGAAAAAGAAAGCCGATGAAGCTAATGTTAGATTATTTGCTGTGACTGGTTTTGCTGACCAAGTTATAGCTAGATCTCTATTATTACCGTTAGTGACTATTTTAATGTCTATGCCAGAAAAGAATGGATGTATGGGTACACTTAATTGTGGTTCTTTACAATTTCATGAGATGATGGAACACGTTCGAACTCATCCTAATTTTTTCGACATGGATTTCTCAAAATTTGATGTAGCTCATTTGGTTTTAATTTTCATGGCAATAGCTCGTTTCTTCGAATTGTTCGCTCTTAAATGTAAGTATGATGTTAAACAAGCGAAGCGTGTGTTTATAGTTGTTTTTAGTTTGTGTTATAGTTTAGTTAGATACCAGCAAGATATTATTTTTAAAAGTAGAGGTTTGTTAAGTGGTCATGTGTTGACACTTATTATCAATTCTCTTATTAATTATATGTTGTTGTACATTTCTTTCCAGAGACTTGTAGATCCTAAAGCTTTTGAATTAGATAACACTTCTTTTACCACTCACGTAGTCACCAAGAATATGGGAGACGATAATATTAATAGTGTTAGTAATGAAGTTAAAGATAAATTTAATACGCTAACTATTATAGAAGAAGTTAAGAAAATGGGGTACATAGCTACTCCGGCATCCAAAGAAGATGTTCCTCAAAAGTTTTTAGAGTTTGAGAATTTAGTTTTTCTTAAAAGGAAAGCTAGATGGGATGCAACTTTAGGATGGACCGCCCCTATAGACACTGATAGTTTGTTTAGATGTCTAGCTTTTGAGCGAGGTGATAACGGAGTATCTCCGGTAGAAAGATTACAAGGTACTATAATAGGTACTCAACATGAAGCTTTTCTTCATGGAGAAGAATATTTTAATACTTTTCAATCTAACTTGAAAGATATAATGTTAGATACTTTTATTTCATATGAATTACTAGAATATAGTGATTTGATGGAAAAGTATTTGAACAAGAATTTCTTTAGCTGGTTAAGCTAAAGGTCGGAAAGAAAGATGGGGCTGGGCGAGGTCCTTTAAACCAAATGCCACTTGAATATATGTATGCTATTTTGATTTCATTTAGTAATTTTAGAAATGTAAATAGGGCCCTTGTTCTTGTATAATAAAACAACGCTTGTGCGATTTGATCGTGGCGCACAATTGTAAACACGATTGCTGATTTTAATGTAAATAATTCAACGTCAGTGGCCAATAAGGTAGCCACAAATATGACAATAGTAGAGGATTGGAGTGAGAATACTCCAGTCCCAATGGGGCGACAAGCCCCATTAAACCTCGCAGATGATTTGTACAATGCCTTCTCAAATCATATGGTTCAGTTAGACCATAGAATTCTAACTTCAGCTTCATCTAATGCAACAATTGATAAAGATATATTTGCTGAGTTTGTAACAAAAGCGGATCCAACTCCTTTAGGAGAGAAGATTCGCAAATTTCGTTACTTACATGGTAATTTAATTGTCAAAGTAGTAGTTCAAGGCCAGCCTTTTGCAGCCGGTCAGATTGTTATGTCATTCACTCCTAGAGTGTTTGCACCCAACTTTTCAACAGTCACTCATGTACCATTAGAATTTAATAGAGTTAACAGTAAGATAGTTCCTCATATTATTATAGATCCTTCAAAATCTACAACTTATGAAATAAGCTTACCATGTCCTAATCCGACAGGTTTTTATGATATTTCACAAACAACAATTCATGGATCTTATCAATGTGATATTATTATTTTCAATTCTCTCATTTCTGGAACGGCCGTTGTCCCTTCCTTAAGTATTTGCACTTATGCGTGCTTAGATAAACCCATATTTGGAGGTTTAACTTTAGCGGCTGATTATATGCAGACTGAGAAAACTAGTTCTTTATCATCTTACATGATGAGAGCTGCTAACATTTCGGAGAATTTAGGAATGCATGCCCCTGCTTTAGAACCAGCTACTACTTTATTTAGTAGTTTTACTTCAACAATAGGGAAAGCATTGAGCTTCTTTGGATTTGCCAAATCGTTGACTATATCTCAGGTGACAGTACCTTTTACTCGTCACGCAGATAATTATTCACAATTTGATGGAATTAGTAATGCTATATCCTTATCTGGTACTCAAGCTAATAGTATAGGAATTAGTCCCTCTATTGGTGGTGGCAAAATGGAAGAAATGTCTATTGCACATATCACTTCAATTAAAGGTTTAGTAGCACAATTTTCTATTCCAAATTCTGGAGCAGCAGGAGATTATATTAATGGTATTTGGCTTTGTCCAGCTACCACATGGTCTCAAGCTGCAGCACAGGTTAGTCTTACTCCTCTAGCGGGAGTGGCTGCTTGTTTTGATTTCTGGACAGGAGACATTATTGTGACTGTAGAAGTAGTTGCATCAGTATTTCATCGAAGCACTATTTTAGTGGCTTGGGATCCTTTTACTGGTACTCAACCCACTTTTGCTAATGCTATAGCTACATTACAAACAACAACTATCTCTATTTCAGGTAATACTACAGTAGATATACTAGTACCTTATGTACAACCAGAAGCATATAAAGATTTACCTGTTTCTACAGTTGGAAATGTATATACTACAGCTCAAACTAATGGAAGAATTCATTTCTTTATAGTAAATCCTACTACTTCTAATGGTTCAGTTGATCCATTGCAATTTAATGTTTATTTATCTTCTTCAAACGTTAAATTCAATGCTTCTACTACTGAATTGTTACCTAAAGCTAAATTGACATTATTAGCTGATTTTTCACCTGTAACGAAAGTTTCTTTTGGGAAAGCTTCTAATACTGCACATTCTCATTTGAAAATGTTTGGTGAATCTTATGAATCTATCAAACAACTTACTAGTAAGAATACAGGTAATTTTTTCGGTTTGTATGACGTTCCTGCTAATGATCCAAATCTAGGTAGGATTATGCAAATGTACAATGTTCCCATTGTAGATTATGAGACTTCGCAGTTCGCTGCTGGTACTACAGTGCAATCTAGCTTTTTGTCTTGGTTTGCAGCTGCTTTTGTAGGATACAGAGGTGGTATCAAGTATGCATCGCATCCTCATGCTAACAATCCTGCATTGTTGTATAAAGAATTCTCTATTTCAGAGAATATGACTACAGGAGGTCAGCCCACTGCGTTAGCTTCTAATAATGTATGGATCCCTATAGCTTATAATAACGCTGCAGAAAGATTTGATTCTTATGCATTTACATTTCATAATTTAGTAGATAATCCTATGTATGATTTTGCGGCTCCTATATTGTGTTCTTATGATTTTGCTCCTTGTAGGAATAGAATCACGGCTTGTACTAATCAAGTAAGAACATATGCCAATCAAGCTTTTGCACCTACTACAACTGGTTTTCAGTCTTATATTAATGTAACTACTGCTAGTGCAGATGATGCTGTTTTCATTAACTTCGTTGGTTTTCCAACAGTGGTAGCCACGTAAGTTATGAAGAAAAAGGGTTATAAGTTCAATCAACCTTGTGGAGTGAACCACATAAACACGCTGTGATGTGCGCAGCGCTCGATAACAAGAGCTTTTAGGGGTTTTAATCCTTAGCACAAACTGTTTCCCTAGTTTAAGGGCTTAACATACTTAGCTGCGGCTATTTGAACAATTTTTGGATTTTATCAAAAATCAAGTCTATTGACTCAATAGGCGCGCCACACTGAAGGACGATCAGTGGGTGTTGTATATATTAAATTTGTATTTTTACGTAGAACACCTCGGTGTTGTAAATTTTTTCGTCAAATTTAAG